CCATCGTTATTTTTACCAACTCTAACAAGGTCGGAACAGTAATAAGGCTGTAGTAATCTAGGAAGTGTTATTGTTTTCATATTACCATTCACCAGACCAATGTTTTATATTGGCTTCAGCATAAAATTCTTTTTTTAATTTTTCCCAATCTATGTCACCATCACCTTTATAAATTATTGTATCGTGTGGTGGATGTTCTCTGTATGTTTTAATAAACGGAATCTGTTCTATATATTTACGCATTTCAGTAAACTTCTCGACACCAGGATCCGTGTTAATCATTTCACCAAATAATACTGTTGTTACGGCGTGCATGTATGTTTGTGGACCCAAAAAGAAAACATTCTTATGTCCTTCATATCGCCTCTGTAATATTAATTCAATTGTTTTTGCTTGAATTGGATTTTTAGGTTCAGTCAACATAAAGTCTTGTGAAAAATCCCACTCCAAACAAGTCGGCAACACACACTTTATACCATCTGTTATAATTTCTGATAATGGTATATTACAAAAACGGTCAATGTCCATGTAGAGACCACCTTCATTATATAATTTAAAGAGCCTCCATAGATCAGTTTTTTCAACTATATGTATATCTTTAATTAAATTATAATCTCTTTTATTTAAAACATTTTTTAGATATTCATCTACATCATTATCATCATGTACTGTAACAGTCCAGTCAGGATTCAAATCAATTAGTTTGCGCAAACCATTGACAATGAGTGGTGATTTACTGTCGACCACATCTTTAGTCTTCCAAGCAACGTGTGCAATTTTAGGTATGGAACTCATTATAAATACATGTATGAATAAAAATCTATATGATATCTTAGGCGTTTCTAAAAATGCAACATTTGAAGAAATTAAAGCCAAATACAAATCTCTTGCTCAACAACATCATCCAGATAAAGGTGGCGATCCTGAAATATTCAAGGAAATAAAAAACGCCTATGAAGTTTTAAGTGATCCTGTTAACAGGAAAAAATACGACACCACAGGCCACTACGAATCTGGTACAAGTCTCCGTGATCAAGCTCTAGAACAACTTAGTCGGTTATTTTTCAATTTACTTTCGAACATTAATCCTGATCTTGATGATTTAATACTAATTATGAAAAATGAAAGCAGACGAGAAAAAGAAAACATTAATGGTAATATCAATGCTTGTAATGCACAAATGTTTAAATTAAAAAAAATAATCAATAAAATTAAAAAGAAAAAAGATGATGGTGAAAATTTGTTAAAAATGTTTGCTGAAAACAAATTAAAAATGCATCAAAATGAGTTACAAAATTTTGTTAGGCAAATACAAATAGTTGATAGTGTAATTGAAATACTGGAAGAATACCAATATGGTGATGTGTCAATTTTACTCGAATCATTTGTAAATCCTGAATCTGTTCCTCATAACAATTAATGGTGCCCCAACCATGACTCGAACACGGGACCTACTGATTACAAATCAGTTGCTCTACCAACTGAGCTATTAGGGCTCTTTTTTGCAACTGCCATGACAACTGCCATGATATAGTCCTTAAAGAATTTGGAGCGGTGGTCTAGATTCGCACTAGATGAGTAAGTTGGACACCTACTCTGGTTCTATACCCCGACCGCATATGTAATACTATAACATTATATAGTGTGATTGTCAACACTTATTTGTGGTATATTTAACCATGCTATTGGTTCTGGCTTGAGTGGTGCATCCGGATTACGAATATCACTAAACACTTCCCACAATTTTTCTTTGATAGCAAATTTGGTAAACAATCCTGTTGATAATCCAAAAGCTTCAATTTCCCATGGCTCATCATAGTAATTTAAGTTTTCTGTAATTTTTTGGCCTCTCCAACGAGTGCCATATTCATTCATTTCATTATAGGCATATTGTTTAACATGAATCATTTCATGTGCTAATGTTTCTAGTATATCATGTGAACCTATAACCGGATTCAATTCTATTTGAAATTCTCTAGGTTTATTGCTTTCGTTGTAGTTCAATACATCAGCATAACCCAAAACATCAAGTTTAGAGTTAAATTTAATCCGAACACATATATTTTCTAACATCTTAGGTGTCATCAATTGTTCAGCATAAAAAATAGCTGCACGTTTAACAAATGGTCGAAAACGTTTTTTATCGGGACATCCGATTATACTGAGTTGCATCTGAGGTTTCTCCTGTGAAAACCAACTAACACTTCTCAAATATTTAGGTACTATTTATTTTTCACCAGGTAAAATCTGTTCTACTGGTATACCACATTTATTTAAGAAGTCTATGCCGATGGTATCTCGATACGAATTACGGTAATATACCTTTTTAATACCAGCGGTATAGACTTGTTTTGCACAATGAATACATGGAGCATGTGTCAGGAACATGGTGGAACCATCTCCAGATTCACTACTTTTGGCCAGTTTGGCGATGGCATTAGCTTCTGCATGGATGACTTCATCCTTGGTTTTGGTGATAGTTCCACCATCTTCTAGGTATTCTACCACCTCTTCACATTCATTGGTCCAGCCTGCAGGCATGCCATTGTAACCAATTGATATAATCCTATCATCTTTGACGATAATAGCACCAACCTGTAATCGTTTTGCGGACGATAACTTGGCAAATCTTTCTGCCACATCCATATAAGCGTTAATAAATTTTTGTTTCATAGTTTTGGTGGGCCTTGTAGGACTCGAACCTACGACCAAAGGATTATGAGTCCTCTGCTCTAACCAACTGAGCTAAAGGCCCCTTTGGTTACCAACTCCCGTCATCAATCCATACACGAATTGTTATTGGTAAAAATTCAATAATATAAGAAGTTGTTACTTCCCAAGCATCATTCTCACTACCTTTACTAAAATCAATTCTCCAATGAAATGGATTTAATTTTAGTGTAATATTACATCCAGAATATTTTAACCAATTCATTTTAAAATTTCTGCAATAGGTTCATTAATGTTAAATTGACTACGGATATATTTGTCTTTTAACATTTCTGGAATAATTGTATGTGGTTCTTCTAACATAAACGGACAAGGACCTCCCCATTTATTATGGGCCAAAAACGATTTAAATATTTCCAAATCTTTTTTATCTTTTGGATCAAAAGTTCTTTTTTGATTTTTCGTCAATTGGTAATTTGTAAGAATTGTCATTTTACATATTCCATACTATCTTTTTTCATATAATGAACTATCTGATTCTTTTTTGAATCAGGTACTTCTCTAACAACAGCAATAAATTTTTCGCCATCGATTTCTTCGATTGGCCAATTGGAATATGTATAGAAGATATCCGTACCATTTCTAGCACGAACTTTTTTGAGAATTGATTTCACTTTTTTCATAATATGTACCATTATAACATAGAATAGGGGGTCTGTCAAGAGCCCCCTACATGTTTACCGACTTTTTGGATAATTCAACTGATCCCATTCCTCATCGGTTACGGGCCACCAGTTCATCATATACTCTTTTCTTTGATGGTAATTCTTTTAATGGTGTCTTGAGCCTGCACAAGGTTTTCTAACCACACACGCAACATACCATTTACCATTTCGGCTTGACCGATTTCAATCTTGTCAGCCAATGTAAATGAACGTGAAAAATTACGATTAGCGATTCCTTTAAAGAGGAAATTTTCTTCTTCTTTAAGTTCATCTTCTTTTGCAGAGCCTTTGATGACCAATTTATTACCTTCAAGAGTTACTTCAATATCAGACTTGGCGAAACCAGCAACTGCCAATTCAATGACATACTTGTTTTTGCTTACTTGTTTGATATTGTATGGGGGATACGATGATACATTCTTGGTTACATTTTTGGTTACTTCTTCAATGTCTTTGAAGAATTTATCGTAGCCAACGGTGAATGGATCCAACGTTTTGTGAAAGTCAAATAGACTTGGTATACCACTTGGTAATAGACTTGTAGTCATGTTTATGTGCTCCTTAGTTAAGCGAGTTAATCAAAATTATAGGCCCCTGAGGCACCTACATCCATATTTATAACACATTTTAATTCAAATGTCAATACTTTTGATATTAAAAATTATCTTTTTTAACTTTATTACCAATATTATATTTTGGTATTAATTGCCATTCACTCTTTTCTTTGTGTGAAAGGATCTTGATTTGTGATAGAAATATTGGTTCTGGTGTTTGTGTGGATTTTTTATCTACCAAAGTTGTTAGACCCCAATCTTCCAATAAATTAGCAATTGCGTTTCTACGGGAAAGGTCATTCTCACTAATATCGGTTGGTTTGCCATCTAAAGCAAACAATTCTTTAAAATGCACAATGTAATATCTACCTTGCTTGTGTAAAATGTGGCAAGATTGATATAGTATTTTTTCTTTTTTGGAAGCGACTCCAATACGGGTGAGTGTTTCTCTGACTTTTAGGAAATCATCTTGTTGATTCAAAGTCACTTCAACTAAATCAGTAATGTTAATCATATTCCGCCTTTGTCTGTTTTTCTTTTTATTTCAGCGATCTGTTCATCAGTAAGAAGTCGTAAAGCCTCTTTGGCTTTCTCATTGGAATAACCAAAATATATCTTTATACATTCTATATTCTTGTCGACCTCTGATTTCTGCCACGGTTGGAATTTCCGTTTCATTGGTCTGATGGTATTTAGAAGATATTGATATTGAAGGTCTTTTTCTAAACTTGGGTGTTTGTTGAGTTCGTTGACATATAAAACACAGTCCATGTGATAGGACAAGGCTCGGTTGATGATATATGAGTTATAATCTTTATAATCCAACTCATCACGAAATACGTTTTTTTTCTTCTCCAGTATAGATGGTATAATTTCTTTAAATAAATCTGGCATCTTAATACTCCGATACCGTATACTTCATCATTTCTGTCAATGTGTCATCATCAACTTTTTGAATAGGAGTAACTGATTCTTGTTCGATGTCAATCAAAACCATATCACGACCATCTTTGGTGTAATAGTTTCTTGTTTTGAATGTTTTTGGATCAACTTTAAATAACCAACCAGCATACTTATAATTATGGCGAGCTGCTGGTACCGTGACAAAATATAATTCATCTACGCCACGACATTTGCGTAATTGATTTGGTTTGATTGTGATTGCTTTTTCTTTGATAAAAGGCACTTGTGTTTTTACTTCAATTGTTTTACCATCACCCATCAAATCTTTTTTACTATCGAAATGATTGAGTGCTTGCTCAACAACAACACCTTTTTTGGACAAATAGTTACTAACATATTTCTCACCCATACGGCCGAGAATATCCATCATCTGTGAACGGTCCATAATTTCTCCTATTTAAAGGAACAATCAACCATGATTTCTGTTAAACAGGCTATCATATTGATTTCGTGGTCAGCCACAAAGGCGGATTGATATTGATACTTGGCGAGAATCAAAACTAGTTGTGGTACTGAATCTGGAGTTAATTCTTCGTATAAAGAATCATACAGTTTTCGATACACTTTGATCGGATCATTATCTAAATTGTTAGTGACCCATTTACGAGCAGATGAGAAATCTTTTTCTTTGAGAGCTTTGATTAAAACTTCGAGTTGAATATCAGCAACATTAGAGAGGATACCAGAATCAATGGTACCAGATACCGAGTATCGTTGCAATTCATTAAGAATTCTACGATGGTCTGGAAAATGTTTTGTAATGACTGCCGCAACGACATCTTTTGAATATTTGATTCCTTCTTGTAAAAGGATGTTTTCAACCCGCTTAAAAAATTGTGACGCCAGTTTTGGTTTAGAACCGTTGATTTTAAAATCGATAACGGAGCAACGAGAATGAATCGGATCGATAATACGATTTTTGAAATTACAGGTGAAGATGAATGAGCAGTTTGATGCAAATTCTTCAATGGCTCCCCGTAAAGCAGGTTGAGTTGAATTAGGGTTGAGATAATCAGCCTCATCAATGATGACAACTTTTCTGCCGCCCATGAGCGACATTGAAGAAGCATAATTTTTGATTTTGTTACGCAGGACATCAATGCCAGACTCATCAGAGCCATTGATGATAATGTAATCGCAACCAATCTCATTACACAATGCTTTAGCAACTGTTGTTTTTCCAACACCTGCCGTACCAGATAAAAGAAGATTTGGTATTTCTTTTCTCTTAACGTACTCCTGAAAAGTTTCCTTGATTGCATCCGGAAGAATACATTCTTCAATTGTTTTTGGTCGATACTTCTCGACCCATAATAAATGTTCCATTCAAAACTCCCATAATATAATATACAACAACTACAATTATTGCAATTCACCTTGAAGCATACCAACAACTTCAATAAAGCTCATATCAACCACCACATTACCTGTGGTGGTATTAATAACAGTAAATTCACCTTCTTCAGTTTTTGAAATAAACACCACAACAACAAAATTAGGATTTACGGCAATAGTTTGTTTTGTTTGTGCATCTCTAAAATTTAATAACATCTTACTCTCCAAATTTAGAATATTTGGCTTCAGTTGCAACAAAATACTGAATAGCTTGATTCTTATTTTTAAATAAAGAAAGACCTTTGGATGAAATTTCTACATCGTAGGAACCAGGAATCATTTTTAAATTTTCAGTTAAGAAAACCATTTTAAATTTTTGGCCATTGCCAGCCGCAACTTGAATTGTATTGGTATCGGCCGATGAATCTTTGACATCACAACTTGTCAAATTAATATCGCCACCATCAGATTCCACGACTAGGTTAGGCGACTGTAACACATTCGTGATTTTAATAATAGAATCAAAATCATCTTTGGTAAGAGCGAAAGTGATATCAACTGAAGGTAGTGTCAATTCTTTATCAGGTGGAATCAAAATGCTTTCTTTTTCTGTTTTGCGATACTTGGTTTTATTACGACCAAAGTTAAAGATAATATTAATATCATCAAAATCAATATCTGTATCTTTGCCAATTGAATGAATCGTCAAAAACTTATTTAAATCATACACACAAAAATCTTGTGGAAAAGAATCTTTCAATGTGGCTTCTGCCAAAACATTTTTTCCGGTAGAAATTGTTTTGATTTTATTGCCAGCTTTGAATTGAATGCCAGAATTTAATTTGGCAAAGTTTTGTAATACTGTTAGTGTTTCACTTGATAACTTCATTGTTTTCTCCATTATAAAAATTACTGCTTCGAATATATTGTATCATGTTCATACAGAAACATCAAGCAGCACATTGCGTGTGCCAAGTGATGTTTACCAGATTCGGGATCATTAATTTCTCCTTCTTTCCAAGCCCACAAATGCCGTTGCATTGCATCAAAATACCTACGCTTAGAATCTGGTACATACTTCCAATTATCTGGTTCATATTTCTCTGCACCAAACGTAAGTATTTCAACCGTTGCTTTTAGTGCTGCTGGCGGTAATAATCCATATTGTAATTTACCGCCATCAAATTTTCGGCCACCAGTGGTTGCATTTTGTGAAGCTCTTACTTCATCAACAATCTTATAACCAAAAGGACCACTCATATCACTCATTACATTTCTCCAACAAAATTAGCCACAGCTGGCATATCTCCTTGAAAATGATATGTGCCAATATGCGAGGTTTTCATCCAAGGACATAAATGAATTGTACCACCAATCTTACGCCACATTTGGCAGAACATATAATCTTCTGACAAGTAACGATCAGAACCACCGCCAACAATGCTGTCTTTTGTATCAATAACTGTATCAAAGAAAGCGTGAATGTATCGTGTACCATCAAAGTGTGCTTGGCCAACATGGTCTGGTTTGTAACGAATCATTGGATATGCTTCTTCCATTTTTTTAAACACATCACGTTTAATCATCATAAAACCTGTGCCAATTTCTAACACTTCTAATGGTTCTGTAACGCTAAATTGTGCTGTGCCTTTTACTGGATTAAAAACATAATCACCAGTGAGTTTTTCTAATGTTTGTGCATCAATATCTGGATTCTTTACTACAGCAGTTTTGACTGATTTCCATTTGATTGCTTTTTTAGGATAAGGACCACCAGAAACATCTTTGTCCATGGCCAATAAGGCAATTACATCTTGTGGATTAAAGTGAATATCTGAATCAATAAACAGCATATGAGTACATTCAGAACGATGAATATATTCATCCACCAAATAATTTCTTGCACGAGTAATTAACGATTCATTGAAAAGAAATGAAAATTTCACTTGCACTCCATATTGCATACAAAGACCTTGCAAATCTAAACAAGCTTTCATGTATAGACCATGATTCATACCACCATACATTGGCGTGGCCACGAACAGGCTTTTCTTTTGTAATTCTTCTTTTTTAATTGAAATTTCCATTTGTTCTCCGAAAATAAAAAAAGAGGAGTTCGTTAATGATACTCCTCTATAACCGATAGCTTAGTTAAAACTATAACCAGCAGATAATGCTGCACGAACCATAGCTTTGGTTGGTTTACCAATGCGATAGGCACGAACCTTTGTGCCATCACCACGGCGAACTGTGTTGGTGTAAATGCAGTGACCTTCTTGACGTAACTCATCAACACGAGCAGACACGTTTTGAATACCAAAACGAGCACGAGCTTGTGCTACAGTTAGGGTGTTGTAACCTTCAGATTTACTCAAGAAATTGAGGATCTTTTGTTTGGCTGATAATTGCTTCTTCATATAAAACTCCATAGTAAGTTAATAAAATAACCTTGCTTATTGCAAGTTCTCACATCATAACATTATATATGTGTGTGTGTCAAGTATAATGATGGTATACTTGTTTATCTGCCAACTTGTGGCAAATACTTGGCCTTGGTTTTTTCCCAAGATAAATCAATTAAATCGTCATAGAAAAGTGTTTCATATGAAACCTTGTTTTTCTTTTGTAGTTGCCGAATACGACCTTTGGCATATTTGGTTTTCCAAATATTACTCAAAGCTTCTTCACTGGTATCAAATGATTTCACCAGTTCATCTTCTGTAATCTCCTTACGGAGAAATTCATTAGTATTATTATAGAGAGGACTAAAATAGATGCCTCTCTGATGTTCAGTACGAATCAATTCTTTTGGTATCTGTAACTTAGAATAAGCAAAGTTTAATGAACGATTCTTGTGGTCACGTTTAAGTGGCAATCCTTGAGTGTTCTTGGCTTCCCACCATTCAAAATATTTACGAGTATGATTTTCTTTAATCCAATCAAATACAATTCTTTTGGTTGCTCTTGATGGTTCAAAGGCAACTGAACCTGATGAAAACCCCATTGGATTCCAATGTTCAAGTCCATCATACTGTGATAATCCGCCGGCTTTTGTTTTACCATACAATGATGTTGTGGTAACTCCAGCAAGAACATCACCATACTGTCGCTTCCAATCTTTCTGAACTGTATCAGATAAACACATCAATGCCAGTAATTTGCCACCCATGTAATTAAAACCAAGTGGTTGTAACGGAACGATGGTGGATCCAATTGCCGTATGATTAATCATATGTTGCTGTGTCTTAACATCTCTCGACCATCCGATTGCATTATCTCTCGGAGTCAAGTCCAGAAAGTCTGAGGAGATACAGATAACACCAAGATATTTGCCTGATACTTTATCGGTAAGAATGTAAAATAGATTACGACCAATGTTAGAATTGTTCTTCATTGTGGAAGAAAAGGTACGAATGGCATTCCATCTCTCTGCTTCAGGTCCATTTGAAAGAACCATAATTGGTTGTAACTTTTCATAATCATCCGGATCTTTTGGTGTCCAGAAATTGGCTTTAACTTCGTTAATCATATCTCTTTGGCTAGGATCAACCATTTGCATTTCTTGACCCCACAAAGTGGAAACTTCGTGTTGTGGATATCGTTCTTTTACTTCACACCATTTTTGATATAAAGTATACTCACGTACATCCATTTGAGAGGCATATGTTAAGTCCTCAATTAGGACTTTCTTCATTACATCTTCATCAATGTGTTCAAATTTTTCAGCAGGATTTTTTTCTTGCCAAGTTTGCCATTGCTCTTCTACATATTCAATAGGAGTTGCCATTATTTCATTTTCATCTTTTTCATTAATTTACTTCTTTTTTGTAAACCAGATTGCAATGCCATTGGTTTAGTTTTACTAGTATACACTATTCCATTCATGTGGTCAAGCTCATGTTGAAAACAACGAGCAGATATGCCAGAAAAAGTGGCACCTTTCCATTCTCCATTAAAATCTTGGTAACGAACTCCTATTTCTGCCGGACGAGTAATTCTTAAACCTAATAATGGAAAAGAAAGGCAACCTTCAATCATGTGGTTTTCTTCTTTTGATATATTAATAATTTCAGGATTAAAGAATGCCACATAATCATCATTGGTACCCATTACAAAAACTCTATATTTAAATCCGCATTGGTTGGCAGACAACCCATAACCACGATAATATTTACAACTTTCTACCAAAGTAGAAGCAAACAAACTAGGATTAACCGGCGGATTATTAAAATCAAATTCTGGCATAACTTCAGTTAAAATTAAATCGGTTTCTGGCACCAATTTAAAAATGTTAATTTGTTTTTTTGGTTCAGAAATTTTTACCGCATCTTCGGTATTAAACGTAATTATATCACTCATTTTGCCACCTGACTAAAATTATTTTTCTTTTCAAATTTAATAATTGACCTGAATTTATCAAACAACTGGTCGCCCTTATGGGATATGACAAATATATTTGTGTCGTTACCCATTTCATGAATCAACTTCAAAAACTCCTCTGTGCCAACACCATCTAATGATGAATCAAACACTTCATCAAGTATCAACAGATTAGTATTGGTAGAATTCTTTAACTTGGCTATCTGTCGCCATGTAAACAATAGTGCCAAGTCAATACGCATCTTCTCACCTTCTGAGAAATTAGCATAACTAAACTCATCACGGTGTCTTGATTTAATTGTTTCTTCAAACGATTCATTGATATTGAAGTTCACAAAGAAATCCATGGCCGTCAAATACTTATTAATCAATTTATTCATAATAGGTAAGTATTGACGAATAATCTTAGTCTTAATGCCAGTATCTTTTAGTAGGTTGCCGGCAAATTCATAATATTGTTTCTCTGATGCCAATTGCTCTTGTTTGGTAACCAATGTAGCCAGTTCTGTTTTAAGTTCTTTTAACTTGGCATTTTCTTCTTCTAGATTATCTTTACGATTAGATAACTCGTTAATTTCACTTTGTAACTTACCAATAAAATTATTAACGGCTGTGATAGTTGAATTATGTTTTACAACTTCGTTATTGTGTGCTTGTATGTGTTGTAGTATCTTTTGTATGGCATCAATTCTATCACTTGTTTCTACAATTTGTTTTGCAATGTCCGTTAATGCATCATTAACTTCAACCTTAGTTCCGTTTAATGTGGTAATTTGTTGTTCTCTAAACTCTTGGTTGATGCCTTGTTTGCAAGTAGGACAATCACTATTATCGTGATAGAATCCTACCTCTTTTTCAATCTTCTTCAAACGAGATTCTAATTTAGATTCTAGATGAACCAGTTTGCCACTCTTTTTTTGCATGGCCATTTGATCCGAAATCTTACTGTTTAATACATCAATATGTTTTTGGATCAATTCAATGTCTTTGGTTAATTTTTTAACCTGTTCTTCTGAGTCGGCAATATCTTTTTGTTTTTTTTCAATCTCAGCATTATTATGTTTACGGTGTTCTTCAATACTTTGTTTTTGAAAGTTAATCTTTTCAGATGTTAAATCCATTTCATATTTGTTTTTGGTAGAAGTATCTTTAATGACAGCCATCTTCTCTTTGACTACACCATTCATAGATGAAAAGATTTGAATGTCCAGTAAGTCCTCAATGATTGCTCGTCTATCTGCTGGAGATAATTGCATAAATGGAACAAATGAAGCCGAACCAAGAATCACCACTTGAGTAAACGATTTATAATTTAATTTGAGAATAAATTTTTCTAAGTGTTCTTGATAATCTTTGGCTTTAGCATCTTGGTCAACCAGTATGCCATTACAATATACCTCAAATGTATTTGGTTTAATACCACGAATTACTTTGTATTGTTTTTTACCAATAGAAAATTCAATCTCAACTATACAATCTTGTTGATTGATGGAGTTAAGTAATTGTGGTTTATTGATTTTACGAAATGGTTTACCAAAGAGACCAAAACACAAGGCGTCTAGTATTGTAGATTTGCCTGCACCATTATTACCAATGATAAGTGTATTTGGTGATTTGGTTAGATTGATTTCAGTAAAGTTTAATCCTGTTGAAAGAAAATTCTTCCAACGGACTTTTTCAAATTTAATCATGCCTGTTCTTGGTTCAATGCCTCAACATATAATTCACGCATTACTGTTTTCAGCTTTTCATTATCAATATGTTCTTCTTGAATACCATCTACAAACTTATTAATAATTGTGATGGTATCTTCTGCTTGATTTATCATATCATCTTCTACACCTTCTGTCAAGTCTGTAAAGTCCTCGGCAATAGTAATATCAACAGGATTTACATTATACAGGTTATTCATCATTTTGTCAAACAGATAGGGGTTTGTTTTATTGATTACCACCACTTTAACATAGGTATTGGTGTATTTGCTTAAATCTTTATTGGTAATCTCGGTAATTGATTCCACTTTATCATCATAAGTGATTTTGTGGAACATGACATTTGGATTCTTTACAAAATCAAGACTCCGATTGCTAAGGTCAAAAAGATGAAAGCCTCTAGGATCATTATAATCTTGCCAAGTAAGTTCATACGGGTTTCCAAGATAGTGAATACCGTCAGCTGAACTCCTATGATGATAGTGACCACTAAAAGTAAAATCGAACTTTCTAAATAACTCACGACTTAATCCTTCCTGGCTTGGCATGCCACGATACATGGCAAAACCGGCAATTTCAAAATGGCCCATACAGATTTGCGCATCTGTATTAGACATCTCAGAAATGGCATCATTATGGTTTTGAGGACAAATCCAAGGAATCATACAGATTGGATATTTTTCATTATTCAACCAAATTGTTTTTGGACTTGATATTACATTGATGTTACTATACTCTTGTAATAACAAATCAACCGAATTTACATCGTTGGTATTTTTAAAATAGGTATCATGGTTGCCAGCCAACATATGTACTTGAATACCTTTGGCATATAATTTATCAAAAAACATCTCTCTTGTGCGTTTAAGTGTAAAGAAGTTTACATACTTTCTACGGTCAAATGTATCACCCAAAATAAGAACAGTATCAATGCCATGTTTTTCGAGAGTTGGGAAAAAAGTATCACGATAAAATTTCTCATAATAATCTAAAAAATGAATTGAATCATTACGAGCACCAAAATGTTGATCGGTTATAATTGCTGTTTTCATTTATATAATACTTTCTATACCAAATTTTTCTTTTGCCACTTTATTAGTTTCTGGATGACCAGCACTTCGGCAATCAAATTGTCTACACGATCTTGGTCGATGGTCATAGATTGAACACTGGCCATCAATAAACATTGAACATCCTCCAGTAGGAGATTTTTTAAACATTGCCGCAAGTGGTCCAACATTAGGATTTTCCAAAATCATGTTTTTATCTGGTTGTATAAGACTTAGAGGATAACGGCCTGACGATACTTCTTCAGGAGTTAAAAATGGTGTTAATATTTCACAACATCTTGTACAGCTTCCACAAGGAACATCAGATATGGGAGCGCCGCTATCAATTGATGTTAAATTAATATTAATAATTTTATACTTATTTTCTTTCAATATCTTCTTCCTCACATTTTTCACCATACTGAATCTCTACAATTTTTAAAGGTTCATTTGAATTGTTTTGTAATTGGTGCCACACACCAATTGGTACATGTACAGTATTATGTTTATAGTATGTATTTTTTGATTTTGAACTAGGTCTTTGTTCGATGACGGTTGCTTCACCTTCAACAATATGCCAATGTTCATTTCTATATTGATGCTTTTGCATTGTTAAAGATTGACCAGGATCCACAATTAATTCCTTAACTTTTGTATTTGGTGTTTCATATAATACACGATAGAATCCCCAAGGTCTTTTTGTTTTAGGAGATTTCCATTCGTTCAATAAATTTGAAGAAGAATTTAGCTTGATTTGACCACCAACACCAAAAACAAATTCAACACCATCAACAGACATTTCTGGTATGTTGTCTTTAGTTCTATCACCGCCATTTGCGAATATGAATATAGTATTGTTATCACGCCATGTTTTCTTTACTGTATTCAATAGTTTAATTGCACTATCATCTGTGTCGTCAAAATTAACAACATAGTCAACAGATTTAAGTGCTTTTATTATTTTAGACCGGTCGTGCCAATTCATAAAGGCTTTGCCTTTTTTACGAATCAACCACTCATCACTATTAATACCAACAACAAGAATGTCGCCAAGGCTTTTGGCTTCATTCAAATAAGCAATATGGCCAGAATGTAGTGGATCAAATCCACCAGATACAACAATAATCTTTTTAGTTTCGGTTTGGTTTTCTGTGGTCAATGTTGTCATAATATTTAATTTCCAATATAGAATCTATGGGTTGTTTAATACCAAATACAGCCACTTCTTCAAATTTATCAAATTCTTTTGTCATAATATAATCTTCTAATAAGTAGGTTACCTTATACATTATATTCTCCTAAAATTATATGTTTACCGTTGGTGTATTAGGATCATTCTCATCGTAGAATTTAATTTCAAATAAACAATCTTTGTTTATTTTTTTGGCAAAGTCCAGTGACTCTCTATGAGTTTTAAACCATTTAAACAGTAAAACATCTTTTTTATCCAAAGCTGGATAATATGTAACTTTGTACATTATACTACTCTCCTAAAAATTTTTCAATACCTTTTGATTTCTTTACCACTTGTTTTTTGGCTTTCTTTGTTTTTTCATAAGTTTCTATAAATTCGGCTATGTTATCATATAGTTCGAACTGTTTGGTTGTACCATCTTCAAACTCCATCATTTCCATTTCATCTAAAATACCCATTTGTTCTGTAGCTTTATACTTTACATACGTTTGTTTCTTTTCTTTACCTATTCTTCGTAAAAAGGCAAAATAGATAATTTGTGTAAAGTAGGCAAAGGGGTTCTTTGATTTAGCTGGATCAAAGTTGTCAAAATACTGTAAACAATTTTCTATACCATCTGACATCATTTCATCACGGTAAGTATAGTTAATAAAATTAGGTTTATGGGATAGTCCTTCTGCTATTTTCATAAAGCACTCACCAATATAGTTTGGTATGGCAGGTTTAGGTTTCTTTTCCTTCTTGGCCTGTTTACAGGCCTCTTTGTAATCTACTAGTGCTTTTAAAAAATCTGCATTGTTTATATAATGTTTTTGTTTAGTTGTCATATTTGCCACATAATGTTATTGACATCCGCTTGACAGATGTGTATAGTCGAGTATGTCCTTGGTTAAAAGTATTAAAGGTCTAATGTAATAGATTACCGTCATGGTTTAAATCTTGAAAATGTTCTAAAGCTTCATCTATTTCTTCATCACTCATCTCTTGAACCATTTTTTTAGCTTTTAGTAAATCTTGTATTTTCTTTATTGTGTTCACATAATACTCACAAAAATCATCAGCAGGATCAATTACACAAAGTATATCTTGTTTTTCCAACACAGTTTCGTTTTTTTTAATTAATTGAATAGGCAACCAATGTTTCATCACAAGGCCAAGTTCTCGACCTTGAAATTCTAAATCAACACACATTGGTTCACTAATGTCATATGCATTCATGCCGTTGGCAGTTAATTGCCCAACAATATCTTCACCATTCTTTAACCTGACTATTTTTATATTGTTCATTTTTTTAGTCCTATTTTGTATATTTTGAATGGGAACCTCTCCTCATTATATATCTTAGTTCTTTCCAAAAAATGTTTCAATGTATAATTCATATGTTTTTTATATCTAAGGTCATCTGCTATGTCGTATAATGTGGCTATTTCTTTGCCATCACTCTGTCGTAAGCCTCGTCCAATGCTTTGCAAAGTGCGTATACTCGATTTTGTTGGCATCGCAAATATAATGTTATGCAAATTCCTAATATTAATACCAGTGCTAAAAGTCCCAAAAGAAGCCACAATAATAGCATCGTTTTCTATCTCCATAATTTTTCGTATTTCCTCACGGTCAGTAGTTTCAGTACCACCATAAATGAAGAACACTTTTCTATTACTAATGTTTTTGGTGTTCTTTATCATATCATACAGGATACGACCATGTTTGTCAACCATTTGAAAAAGTATAAGAGTATTTTTGCCTAAGCTAACTGCAAGATTCTTAATAAATTTATTTCTTGATTCATGTGAAATGAGATATTCAATTTCTTCTTGGTATGTTTTATCTTTTGCCTTTAAGCATTCATCATCGGTATGTTTTAAAACTAAACATTTAATTTCAAAATTTGAGAGTTGTTGTTTATCAATTAATTCTTTTGTACTAATAACTTTTTTGACCGTACCAAATAAACCCTCTAATACCAGTTTGTGTGTTTTGGTACCATCTAAAGTTCCTGTAAGTCCAATACGATATTTGGCATTAACACAAGATGTCAATATAGTTGTTAATGATTGTGCTTTAAACAGATGTGCCTCATCACCAATGATATAATCAAACTGATGAAAGTATTCTTTTGGAAGTTTATACAAAGATTGCCATGTAGAAATGGTAAGTGGTTTGTCGGTGTCTTTTTCTTTACCTTGGTAAATACGATGCACCTCGGTCATTTCACCATTGTTATAATCACCAAAGTCGGAGTATAATTGTTCAACCAAAGATGTGGTAGGAACAATAATAAGACCTTTGAGATTTTGATATTGGTGTAATTGACGGAAGATTAGATAGATGATAAGAGATTTGCCAGATGCCGTTGGAGAAACCAACAACGCTCGGCGTTTTTGCATGGCATGAATATAAGCATCTAATTGGTGTTCTCGTATTTCAATTGGTTCACCCCGAGCGTGGATATTCAAATCTCCTATGAATTTCTTCGCATGATATACCGAGTATTCATCTTCGATATCAGGCCTTGGATCACCATAATCAAATGTGTAACTTCTTTCATTACAAAATGATTCAATATATGGCAATAAACCAAGATAGATTTGATTCGTTTGTAAATTAAACATACGAATTTTTCCATCCCAAATTCTATTACGATAAGCTGGAACAAATTGATAACCTGGAACAAAAAAAGTAAAGTATTCAGATAACTCTTTTGTAATGTGTTTCTCACAAGTTACCTTGGCATATACCTCATCTTTTTTTATTATGGTTATATCACTCATTCTTTTTCATCAAACTTATAGAACCATGAATCAGGTGTACCAACACTCCACTTGGATATATTTTCTACTGAATACACTTCTGTTGGTATTTTAAAATCAGGTGTTTTAACTACAGGTGGTACCATTGACACATCATACCACAGGCAACGATTGTTTGGTTGACAGGCGAACTGGCCATTGTCTAGTTGAATAAAGTTATATGACTTATGTTCTTGCACACCTTCTGAAAAACTGGTGTCAATACGATTAAAATCTGGTGCCGCAAAATCAATTGTAAAAAGGTATTTACCAAAATAAAATGCTCGGTCTTTACCAAAGTATTTTACTTTGAGGCCTCGTAGATTTGATTTTTCAATTACTGCCATATCATATGATAGACAATCCCATATTTGTAGATTGTCTAACGGCAGATATTCCTCTACAGGTTTCCAAACATATGCAGAGATTGGTAGTTTATCAAACAATGCACCATAATCGGTTAACATACATTCAATACGAAATGCCTGACCTTTGATGGCCTTGGCAGTAATCCATACACAAGGTTCTAATTCACCATGACCTTTTTCATGGTTATAAAGAAACTCTTTACGGACAAAACATTTAATGGGAGGTATGTTTGCAACTAAAAAGGACATTATTGACCACCTATGAATTTTTCCCAAGAGATGAAATCTCTTAGTTGCCAAGTTCTTTGTTTCAATTCATTCATAATAGATTCGATGACCGATACACATTCTTCGTGGTATACTTTCTTCTCTAACATTTTAATTAAATCCATGTCACCCTCTAAGTAAGCATTGATATCAGATTTTAAAACAAACGCAAAGGGTGACCATCCATGCGCATCCAATTCTTCTTGGTCCATACGACCAGAGTAGTAATCAATCTTTATTTTACGCATACGGAGATAGTCAAAATGTGCCTTCTTAGAGGCAATCTTGTGTTTGGTAAGTATGGAGAGATATTGATTGTGTAGTTTTGGAATCTTTAACAGTTCTTTACCAGGTTCCGTTTGGTCAATTTCTGTATCTTTTTCCCACAACTTTAATATTTGTTCTAGATTTTCCATAATATATTCAATGATATAACAACAATTCTACATCATAACACAAACTATGTTATCGTGTCAAGCCGTAATTGGTACAAATTTAAAACTTTCATACACAAAAGTAACATCAGCGGTTACTATATCATCCGCAGATAATTTTGTATCAAATATAACGTCTGATAGAGAAACAGGAAACATATTGATAAACTCTACACGTAAAATAGGGTTGTTTAAAGAGGAGAGTATGGTTAATGTAGCATCAGAATATTCTTTCTTCTGTTGCCTTTTATAATTGTTTTGTATCTCAGTTTTTAAATTTCTATCATCTGTACCTTCAGGAGAAGCAAAAGAAAGAAACCAATTATACATTTGTTGCCATGTTTTTAATTCTTCATCAACAATAAATTCAATATTAAAATTGTTGTAGGCAATCTTATTACCAGGTGCATATACATCTAACGATGGAAAATTGATTGGGGCCTGTCCTACACTCACCCCTGGTAAATTTACTGACTGGCAGAAGTATTGTGTCGAACCTATCCGATCAAAAGTTATGAGATACTTTGATGGTTGTAATAGATTGGTGTTTTGGGGGGTTCTAGTTAGTACGTTCATACGTTTATTTAGGTCATAAAAAAAGAGACCTCCGTGTAGGAGGTCTCTCTAAAGGTCACTCTTATTGGTGACTTTTTAAAGTGCCTTGCGGCGACTATTACATCAAATTAGCTACCTTGAATATACGATAGTATACGTTTGTTCTTGGTGTAATCTGGTTTGTGCCAGCACCATTTGCCAAAGCGCCTTTAGCAAATGGGTTAGCTACCATGCCGTAACGAGTTTTGAAACCAATCTTAGGTTGGAATGTAAACTGGTCAACTGCACGAACCATTTGGAGAGGAACGTATGGGCAATAGAACAAACCTGCGTCATAAGGTGATGTACCTTTGTAACCAATTGTAACCAATTCTTGGTTGCTTGTGTAACCGCCAAAATATGGGTCAATGTATACTTTGATACGACCATGAAGCAGACCAGCAAATGTATTGCCTGTGTCATCTACTTGCAAATCAGCAGACAAAGCAGGAGTATATTGCAATACACCAGCCATTGCCATAGCGGAAGCAACGTCAGAAGAAACGATCAACACATTACCTTTGCCTCTACGAGTCTGCTTAGCAATAACGTTTGCATCACGCTCGATTTGGAAAATCAAGCCTTTGAAACGCTCAACAGACCAACGACCGTTGGAGTCTGTATCTAAGTCAAATGTACCAGCAGTTGTTGTACCGTATTGTGCACCTGTTACAGCGGACAAATAAATGGTACGAATAACTTCACGGTTGATCTCAGCAAGAATTTCTGTGGACAGAATGTTTGACAATTCTGTTTCAGCATCAAGACCATGGATTGCTTTCAAGTCTTGTGCGAGTTCTAAAGAGTACTCGGCTTTCAAAGCACGGCTTTGAGCAGTTACAGTAACTTTCTCAATGCTAAATGCCATTTGGCCAAATACGCTGTCAGAGTCAGCGCCAAGATTTTCAGCTGTCGATGTAGACATGCCAATACCAGTTGTGAAGGCATTAGCTGTAAAGCTTGCTACAGGGTTTGTTGCGATATCATTATCAGGTGTTGTTGTGCCACGGAAACCGTAGGGATTAGCACCAGATGAAGCACCAGTGAATACTGTGTTGGCTTCGTTGAAGAATGCCTCAGTACCAGTTTGGTTTGTATAACGAGCACGCATTGCAAAAATCAAACCTGTAGGACCTGTCATTGGTTGAACACCAGCAACGTCATAAGCGATAAGATTTGGCAAAGAACGGCGAACCAAGCTAATCAAAATAGGATCAAAATTGCTGATACCAGAACCGGTAACGTTGGTAGGACCACCTGTACCGTATGCTGTTTCATTCAATACTTGAGCATCTTGTGACATAGCTTGTTGTTGGTTTTCCAAAACAAGAGCTGTAACAGCACGCTTGTATGGGTCTTTAATGGCTTCAAGTTCTGGATGTTCCAAAACAGGATTCCATTTCTTTTGTAGTTCTTCAGTCATATACATTTTTTGTTTTCCTTTTTTTGTATATTAGTTGTTATTTGTTTACAGTTTGTGAAATTGCTTTCGAGTAAACTTCCATTAAAGGATCGGAAGATTTTGCAACCTTCTTTTCTTCTTCAATTTGGACTTCATCATCCAAAGCAGAACTATCAGCAGAAACTACTGGATTTTTGAAATAAGATTCTTTCAATGTTTCCATTTTTTCTGTAAATTCATCCTCAGTAGTAAACTCAATACTCTCTGCGAGTGATTTCATTTTCTCTACTTGGGTCTGCGTTAGGCCTTCACACGCTGCGTAAATAGCCTCAAACTTTTTGTGCTCATTGAGTTCTTTTTTCAACTCAATAGCAGATTTGATTTGCTCATTGTAAGCTTCTTCAAGTTCTTCAACCTTAGCAGTAAGCTCTTCAACAACATCCACTTTTTCTTCTGGAATGTCAATGTAATGATCTTCAAACAAATCTTTTAAACCGGAAATAAAATCTTCAACGATTTCGGCACGGAGACCTTTTTCGATGGCAATTTCATTATCTTTAACCCATTCTTCAACCATGTAATTGAGGTAATCATCAACTTTGGTGGCCATTTCTTCTTTAATTTCTTCAATGGCGGCTTCGAATTGTTCTGTTAAAGCTTCTTCTGCTTCAGCAATAACTTCTTCAGCACGAGCAATAACTGCTGCTTCAAAAATTGTTGTTGCCTTAGCAATAAATTCTTCAGAAAGATTTTCGCCAGAAATTAAAGCATCAATATCTTCCTTCATTTTTTCTTTTTTGATCATTTTTTTAATCATGGCTTTATCTTCTTTCTCATCTTCGTGGCCTTCTTTTTCTGCTTCAGCGATAACTTCGTCATCATCTTCTGTTTCTTCGTATTGCTGAACACCAACAGAACCTTTATTTAAAGGCATTTGATTTTTGCCAGTTTTGCCTTCTGGATGCTCAACAGAACCTTGCTCAGCAGGTTGACCTTTGAGTTTTTTGGCTGGCTCAGAACCTACAGGAGGTGTTGCACCAGGAGGAGTTGCTGTAGGCGCTCCTTTGTATGCATCTGGACCAGAATCCGTTGTTTTGGTAACTTGTGTACCTATGTCACCAACTTCTTTGGTACCATAAGCTACATCACCAGCTAGTTTTTGTGGTTTATCTTGGCCAGATTTTTTGCTTGATACTGTACCAGCAAGAATCTCTTTAGCGGCTTCGGACAGATTAAATTTTCCCATTTTGAAAATCTCCTTGATTTATATTGGATATTTATATTTAAAGTTTTTTTACGAGTGATTCCCAAATGCGTAGACTCACTTCTTCAATTTCTCTTTGAGAGGCTTTTTTAATGGCCTGCTTTGCTTCAGAGAATTGTTGTTCGGTCCATACACCGTTGACTAACACCCACTCTTTGCCTTCCATAATACCATGTACGAAAGCATTTGGAGCAGAAGGGTCTGCTACAATATCCGCCGCTGTGGCTAGATGAAAATCATCTTGAACTATGTTAACACCATTAACATTTTTAAGAGAACCCATACCACGAGAAGATACTCCAATTTGAGCTCCTCCTTCGATCAGGCTCTTAACAATGTTACCCATAGGGGTGTCAAGAATCTTTGCTTTGCCTATCCAATCATTACCTTCTTGACGGAGACCCACAACCATGTGTGAAACTCTGTCGAGATTAATGGATGGAGTGTCTGGATGACCCAGCTCACCAAAGGCACGGTTTTTATTAATATATTGTTCTGTATATCTTTGTACTTCTTTGGCCATGGTCTCTTTGAGATATTTACGGCCATTTCGGTTTACCACTTCGGCTTGAAGAAATGGACCCTCGATAAACAAAGTTTTCTTGCCGTCTTTATCTTCAGCAAGATATTGTAATGTTTCGGTGACTTCTGTAATTAACTTCATTATAGTCCCATTGCCTTTCGTTTTCTTAAAGATATTTGCCGTTTTCTTAACGACTGCCTTAATTTACTTTTTCGTTTAAACTTAGAACGCCTGGCCGCCATTGATCTGCGCCTACGCTCTTGTGGTGACATTCTTATTAAACGACCACCACGAATTGTATAACCTGATACCGCTGACTTCTTAACCCTTCGTTGTATCTTTCCTTTACGAAATCGTACACGAACAAGGCTTGTTCTTCCTATTTTTTGTATATTACCTTCGGCTATTTCATTAGCCAAGCGTTCCTGAATTTGGTTAAATTTTTCATTAATCAATTCTTCAATACGGTTATCTAATAATTCTTTCGCCTCTATTAAATTACCAGATAATAATTTGGTAACAAAATCTTTCATTATGGATCTATAGAATAGTTGCCATAATTGAATGCAGCAGGATCATTAAACTGACCACGCTGGTAATATTCATTCTCTTTACGCAACTCTATAACCATTGTATAACTATCATTGGCAACCATACCACGAGTTATAATACCAATATCCCCGTTGCACCCTGCTGTACCTCTTGCATTGTTTGGTATTGTTGTCCAATTTCCCATACCATCGTATTCTCCGTTACCATTCATAATTATTAATGGTATGTTGGTGTTTGCTTTCCAATACAATTGAACATCACCCTCTGATCCACAGTCATACCACAAACGATTTAGTGCTAATCCGTAATACGGTAATGATGAACCACCAGAACTTAACAATCCAGGTACACCGTTTGCATTTAATGCACCATATAATGAATTCGCTTGTATGCGAGAAGCATTTGATTCTTGTCCGGAACCATCAAAAGAAGCTGTAAGCTTAACAACAACGTGTTCGGTTGTATCTTTAATTACTTGATATGTAAATGAGTTTGCCATTTTTTATTCCTGTTTAAATTCTTCTGGTATAGAAGCGGACCATGTCATCGCTTCATATGGTATGGTTACATATTTATTAATTTTATCCACATAATATAATGCAACCTTTTGACCATTAGGAAACAACCTAATGGATTGTCGTTTCATTATTAAAATATTTGGCGGATCTTGTTCGGCCTTATTCTTTTTTTCACAGAGGGTATAAAATTCTTTAAGTGTTTTCACTCTCTATTTCCTGTTCTTCTGGTTGTTCCTCTGAAGGTTCAACCGCCATATCTTGTGCCGTGGCCAAAGGATCTTCTGCCGGCTTTAATATGTTTTGTGCAATTTGTTGCTTTTGAGCATCCAAATGTGCCATTACTCTATTTTGTATATCACTATAAAGTACATCACGCATATCTTTTGCATTGTCATCAAAAGCGTAATCAATAATTGCTCTTGTATTTTCCATTATTTTCTCCATTCAAAATATTTATAGTATTTGTTTTAATTTACCAAATGTTCCGGTAGACTCTTTAACTTTAGAAGCCGCTTTTGCTTGTTGTAATGCTTGGTCTGATGCTTGTTGTTGCATATCCATTTGATGTTCTTGGTCATCCGGATTTTGTGGTTGAGCAGGTACTTGTGACATCATGGTTTGTTGTGCTACGTCATTCATAACACCAACAGGCAATCCAAGACCAGCTTCTTTCTCTTTCTCAATTTCTTCTTGCATGCGCTTAATATCATCATCATTTAAACGTAATACATTTCGTTGTATCCATGCCTGAGAAAAATACCGACCAGTATAAGGATCAACAGAACCCAACAACTGTAATCTGTTGGTCATTAACTCTGCTTCTTTTAATTCACTAAAGTTATTATCTTTAATAAAATCATAATGAATGTTTTCTTTAAACAAAGACCATTCTTCATTGGTACAAATACCTTTTAATACACATTGTACACGTAAAGCTTGGTCAAAAATATCTGAAAATTTATTACGAACTCTATCAACAAATTTAGCAAACTTTAATTCATCTCGTGTAACTTCTGCAACTCGACCAATCGAAAAACCTTGATTAGATTCTAAACGAGAAATAGGTACACTTAAAGAATTATATAATTTCTTTTGAAAATATTTTACATCTTCTAACTCACCTAAGTTTTGACCACCCGGCAATGTAGTAATCTCTGTGCCTTTACCACCTTCACGGCGTGGCAACCAAAAATCTTCCATCATTGATAAGAACTTACGGTCATCACGAACTTCACCTGTGTTGGCATCATACACAAGTTTGTTTTTATACTTGACCATAATATCACGGAGATATTGTTCCGCTTTTAACTTAGGTAAATTGCCTACGTCAATATAAAATATACGGCGTTCTGGTGCTCGTGAGATACGATAGATAACTGTCGCATCTTCAATCATTCTTAACTGATTGAGTGGTTTAATTGCCTTGTGTAGATAAGATAACACCACAGCACGGCGAGAATCCATTAAACCAGAAACAACAGAGATAATAGAATCAGTTGTAATTCGTACACCAACAGGGCCATAATTAGTAGAACTACCGGTAACCACTTTGTCGTTGTAAATATAATACTCATTAGCCACATTTACAACTTCTGCACCAGTTTTATCATCTTTTTGTTTTTTTAATTCACGAACTTTTCTCAATTTGCGTGGGTCAATGTATCGTAATTCTTTGATACCAGCAACTGGATTTTCTTTATCAATAATTACGTTATAAAATAATCTACCATCAATATAATACCGGCGGAAAATATCTGAAGCCATATTATTATAATTTAATATTCTTAAAATATTTTGAAATTCTTCTTTGATGGCCTTTTTAATTTTTTCTGGCTGGTTTAAATTATCCAAAACAATATTGGTAACTTGACCGTCATCATCTTTTACAATAGCTTCGTTCACAATATCATCAATAGCCGATTCTATTTCTGGTTGCATAGCCATTTCTCTGTAACGAGAAATTAATTCTACTTCATTTTTTGCTGTACCATCCAGATCAACATAAGTTCCATAGTAAGCGGCCGATTGTATAGTTAATGCACCATCTTCATTAGCCGGTGACGTAAAAGATTGTTGCGCCGATTGATCGCTCTCGGCTTTATCCCGTGCGATTGTGAAACCAAAAAGAGAGAATTTATTAGCTGCCATATTATTTACTTTTCCAATTCAATTAAACATAAATGGGGTAAATTACCCCATATAAAAAACATATTAAGAAGTAGTATTTGATTCCCAATATTGAAATGCAAATGTTGCTGCATATTCTTCAATAGAATCATTTGAACCCCAATCTAAATCAATTGGAGCCACATCTACAGGGAACAAACCAACAAATTTATATTTCTTTAGCTCTTGTCCGGCTTTACCGTATTGAGTAACTTCAGCATCAACTGAATAGTTTGCAGGATTTACAGCACCTGCATTTCTTACGTTTGACACATGACTATTAATTGAATTCATCCACGACTCTAATGCATTGCGGATTAAAAAATCTTCATCATTAATAATTTGTAATGTCCAATCGGTAAATGTTCTATTACCAGCAAACTTTAATTCACGTCCAAAATAATACAACGGAAAGCTGTTAACTGTTGAACCTGGTAACTGTGCTGTTTTTGCCATAAATGTTGTTTTTTGTCCAACAACAAGAGCATTTGATACTATTGTTGGGAATGTCAGAGAGACCTTAAATAGATTAGGACGAGCACCGTCACCAATCATATTTGCTCTAAATTCTGCTACATTGAATGCCATTTAATTTCTCCTATTATTCTTAGTATTTATTAGACAGCACCAACAACTGTTGTGAAGTCAACACCAGTTCCAACGGCAATAAAATTCAATTGGATGAAATTGACTGAACGAGCAGGTTTGATGTAAATATCACCAACAAATTGATTTGAATCAATTACTTGTGGTGTATTATTTGTGGTGTCACAAACAACTTTAAAATCCGTAATACCACGGCGACCTTGTACATCTCGTAAAAATGGAGTTACCAATGAAACAAATTGTGAACGAGTAAATTCGTCATTAAATTCAAACAATGAATACTTGGCTGCTTCTGCAATTGCTTTTTCTAAAACAATAAACAATCTACGAACATTAATACGGTCAAATGCAGATGGTTTAGATTGTAGTGTTTTGTCACCAAATAAAATAATACCTTGTCCTGGGAACGAAACAACAGGATTTACACCAACTGAATAAATAGTATCTCTTTGAGTTTTATTTGGATTCCATGCTAGTTTTATTGCATTTTTAACTTGACCACGATTTAAACCTGCTGGAGAATACCAAGGATCACGAACAGTATCAGTATTAACACAAAGACCAGCCACATCACCATTCAATGGAACGTAACGATACTTGTTATTATACTTGTCATACATGTATTTGTAACCACTATCAGCAACAACATAAGAACTGGAACGGTCTAAGGATGTTAACCAAGTTATAATTCCACTAACTTGATTGGTACTAACAGTATCAACAGCTGAAGTTGGCGGTGAAATAAAAGCAATACAATCTTTACGAGAGTTGACAACATTATCGATTACGTATTGTTGAACTAATGTGTTTGCTTCTCCTGTTATAACTAAAGAAATATTGGTGTCTTCTTTATTTGCAAACAAATCATATCCAAGTTGTAAATCTCCGTTTGTTGGAACGGCATCACTACCACCACTTAAAGAAATTTGTTGATTTGTTGTTAGATTTGCAAAAGTTGTATTTGCAGCTGTTGTACCCCAAGTTGTAAATGTTGAACTATAACTTGGTGGATCAATAGCGTAAATATAACGTGAGTTGTTAAAAATTACATTTTTATAATAGTTGCTGGATCCATTAATCGAAGCATCAACCGCTTTTGATACAAATGGATAAGTTTCTAATACTGTTCCTTGAGTTCCAGTAAATTTACCATCAGCATCAACTACAATAATATGCATTTCATCATTCGAACCGCCAACAGATGAGGCATAATCAGAAGTTCCTGGAGCACTTGTAAAATATGATTTATACGTCCAGCTGGTAAATAAAGATGTGTTGGCACAAACATGAACATCTAACGAATTACCTAAAGATCCAGGATAACGACCAATAAATGATCCGTAAAAATTACCATTGTTGATATTCAAATATGTAAATTGAAATGTGTTTTCGTTTGGAATTTGCCAAGCGGTGTTTGATGTAGCGTTATTTGCACCACTTTGTAGTGCTCGAACAACACTTAAATTATTTCCGTAAGATAAAAAACTAGATGCAGTAAAAAAATCTGTAGCGGTAGTGTCGGTTGGTGCACCAAATACTTGTTTTAAAGTTGCCTCATTATCGACAAGAGTAATTTCTTTTGCTGGGCCCCACATAAAGTGTCCAACAAAAGCACCGGCCGTAGTTAGAACCGAAGGAACGACTGTAGTTAAGTCTATTTCGGAAACATTTACGCCTGGAGAGATTTGAAACGCCATTTTATTCTCCTTAATATGATGTTAATCTGGCAGTTATGATACCATAGCAATATTTATCAATCATAGGATTTATAGATCCTTGAACCATTTGGTGGTATAATTTGCATAAGTGTCGCCTCCATTAGCAACTTCCCATAAATCTCCACCTTCAATCATAAAATCTGGTTTTGTACCATCATCAATAATAGGTTCAGGTAGAACCTCTTCATCAATCTGATTCATATTTTCCAATTGAATCTGTTTTCTTAAATCATGGTTAACTATTTCTCTGAAGTATTTTTGAGTGGCAGCCCAAGCAAAAATAACCAAAGTCATCACATTGTCATCATTGGCACCATCGGCTGCAGCAAAAGAGGTCTTATATTGTTCAAAAGTGGTTAACTCTGAGTAGGTATCAAAGTCATTAATTAATAACTTATCACCTTCAATCAAAGTTTTTAAGTTGGAACAACCAATTTGTTTTACCTGTGGTGACATTTTAAGTCCCATCTGTACACCTCTGGCAAAACCAGCCGATAATTGTTGTGGTTTTTTGTTACCAGTAAACACTTTTAACAAGTTTTCATACTCAAGGTCTTGGTGTAATATATCTGCCACCTGTGGATTGTTATTAATCTCTACCAATACATAGGCATCATTGTACAGTTTGGCTGCATTATATATTACCGTTGGAAACAATAGTGGTGATATTGAAGAACTATTGTAGGTGGCTACCTGTTTGTATGGTGTTGTTGATATATCTATTACCGAAAATGCCGAGGAGTCTAAATTTTTACCTTCAGACACATCCACACAAATACAATACAAGTGGTCTGAGTTGTGTTCAGTACCTTCTTTAATTGGATTTTCATAAATTTTCATCTTATCGTGGTCGGCAATTGGATTGATATATCTCAATTGTTGTAGTTTGTAACCAGAAATAAGGGTGTTGGACGAACCTAAGAATTCGGTTTCAAACTCCTGTGAGAATTGCCGTTCTGAGGTATTACGAATTGTTTCTTCTTTCCAAACATCATCACGACCTGGCACCATTGACCAATGAATCTGAAAGTTTTTATAGTTGTTTCGGCCTTCAATTGAATCCATCCATAGTTTATAGAATAGATTCATACCATTTGGTGTAGAAACAATAATAATCTTTGAGGACTTACCAGATGAGATTACCGGATAAACGGAGTTAAAGAACTCATTGGCAATGTTGTTTGGTACGAAAGCGAATTCGTCTAAGAATACAATGTTAAACGAACCCCCTCGGATCGCTGAGGAACTGGTGGAGGCCGCAATAACCTTAGACCCGTTCTCTAGTTCTACGTTACCCTTGTTCCATGTCACCACGCCTTGTTGGAGCCATTGTGGTAAATTTTCATATGCCAGTTGATATTTGGACAAAATATCACGAGCCAGAAATGGCCACATATCAAAATTGATTAGACCTTGGTCCACGTTAACAATTTTAATATATTTTCTACAAAAATGTATTGGATCTTTAGAACATTTTATGTATTCTTGTACTTGTTCTTCCGTATATTCGTGTTCGACACCAACTTTTTTTAATAACGGATTGTCACGATAAGAATCTTTATTTTGTATGGACATTACTCTTTACCTTTAATGAGTTTATTCAACTCAGCGGTAGAACCAATAAAAATGGCTTTGTCTATATTAGTACCAGCATTTTTCTTTTTATCTTCATCCATCTCACGCATTTGTTTTTGTATTGCCAACAACTCTTTATTGGCATCTACCACATTTTTGAGTAGTGTGCCATATACTTCAAAAGCACGGGGATG